GTGGACTGCAGGCGATCTGGACAACTGCGGGCAATGGCGCGCAGCGATCAAGGTTCTAGCCGATGAAGTCCGTGCACTCGCCGCCTCTCCCCAGCCCGAGCCGAGCGCGCAGGGCGAGCCAGTGGCGCTGACCGAGCCCGCATGCCACGGCAACGGCGGATGCTGCCCTGACGACAAGTGCGAGAAGTGGAAGCCGCGCGCCTCCGCACCATCCACCCCACCGCATGCAGTGGTGGAGGCTGTGCCGCTGAATTTCGATCAGCTACAGAAAGTGATGTCGAAGCACTTCGGCGGGCGCGAGTTGACAGACGACGAGGCTGACAGCGCGGAAGCGTTCGCCCGCGCCATCGAACGCGCCCACGGCATCGCCCCCAAGGCAGCGCAGGAGAAGACATGACCATCGAGCGGCGAGATCCAGACACGATCGAGGTCCTCGGCGGCAAGCCCGGCGACAAGGAGCGCTACCTGAAGAGCGACTTCCTGATCCGCAGCGGCATGTGCCCGAACGGCCACGGACTGCTGCAGCTCGGCGGCTGGGGCCAGCAGTGCGCGACGTGCGGCTTCACGTGCAACACGCTGCCGGAGCTGACGAAGCAATGACGCCGGACCTCTTCCCGGGCACCAAGTCGCCGCGCGCGAAGGCGCGGGTGCTGATGCACGTCAGCGATGCAGGCCAGTGCCACACCGGAGCCGCCGAAGACCTTGGCAAGCCGATCTGCGTGATGCGGTGCACGCGCTGTGGCGCGGAGACCGACTGGCTGATCTTCGACACCGTGACCGAGGCCAAGCGCGGCATCCCGTGCGAGGCCTGCAACAAGGAGCCATCGTGAGCGACTTCTCTCTCACCGACCAGCTGGCCGAAGTCCAGCGCGAGATCGGCATGCGCCGCAAGGCCTATCCGCGCTGGGTCTCGCTCGGCCGCATGACGCAGCAGCAGGCCGACCGCGGCATCGCAGCCATGGAGGCCGTGCGCGACACGTTGGCTGGCCTGGTGGCGCAGCAGACGGCCAAGGACACGCCGGAGCTGTTCTGATGGACTGGAGGACCCATCCTCTCGACCACGAGTCGCGCGCTCTCTGGCACCTCGAGCTGCTCGGGTGCTTCGAGCCGGGAGACGCCGTGGCGCCGTGGGTGCCTGAGCCGGTGTCCGATTTCTGGGACGATGACGACGATCGCAACTACCTCGGCGAACTCGTCACATGCTGGGGCTGCGGCGGCGAGGGCAACGAGATCATGTGCTGCGACGACCTGTGCCACGGCCAGGGCTGGTGCATGCACGGCGACAACCGCGCGTGCCGGCAGTGCGGCGGAGACGGGTTTCTCTGATGGCCAGCCGCAGCCTCGACATCATGCTCAGCCGCCCCGGCATCTACGTGGTGGTGGCGCACTGGAACCTGACGTTCGTGGAGGTCGACGAGCAGGCGCGGTGCTACCAGCTGACGCTCGACGACTACCGGCGCGACGGCGAGCTGCGCCCTGGTGGCTGGGCCATCGACCAGATCAAGGCCATCCATGGCCCGTTCGCGAGGCCGGCGTGACGGACGACACGGCCCGCTTCCGCCACGAGCTCGCCGCCCGCCGCGACTTCTTCCGCGTGCGGCTGCTCGCTGGTGATCCGTGCTCCAAGTGCGGCGAGATCGTCGGCCACTTCGCGGGCAACCTCGAACGCGACCCGTGCCCGCTGATCCCGCTGGACGTTCCGCTCGAGGAGATCCGGCCGAACTGCTTCGCGGTGCGCCGGAGCTACATCGGCGATGCCATCCGGGCGGCGTGCGATCGGCTGAGGAGTGCCTGATGCCCTACTTCCGCGTCAACGGGATGATGGTGCACCTGAAGCTGTCGGGCCGCGCCAAGAACACGAAGCCGTGCGTCGCCACCATCGAGATCGACGGCAAGGCCTGCCGCTGCCTCGGCATCAGCACCGCGCTGTGCGACTGGCCGGTCGAGGGCGGAACGTGCGACGCGCCGCTGTGCTCTGACCACACGCACGAGCACCCGACCAAGGCCGACACCGACTACTGCCCACAGCACTGGGCGAAGTACCGAGAGACGGAGCTCTTCTAGTGGCCAGAGAGCCTTCCGAGTTCCTCACTCCCGCCGAGGTCAAGGACCTGGCCGGCGGTACGCCCACGGTCGAGGCGCAGCTGAGCGTGCTGCAGGCCGAAGGCATTCCATGCCGGATCGTGGGGAAGCGTCTGGTGGTGTCTCGCTTCCACGTTCGCCAGTGGCTGGAGTCGACGCTCCCAGGCGTGCCAGAGCGCCCGAGTGGACTCCCGAAGGGGCTGCGCGAATACTGGCGCAAGCACACCGAGGAAGCCAGGCGGCGCGCACAGGAGTCCGGCCAATGTCTCTGACCCTCAGCGTCGACGAGATCCGCGAGCTGACCGGCTCAACGGGGGAATGATGCCCATCAGCCCGGAAGCCAAGAAACGCTACCCGCCCGAGTGGCCCCAGGTCCGCCTCCAGATCCTCGAGCGCGCGAAGTGGAAGTGCGAGCACCCCGGCTGTGGCGCCGCGCACCACGCGGTTGGCCATTGGCACCGCCAGGAGGACGAAAGCCTCGTGTGGGCCCCGTTGAGCAGCCGCTACGGCCCCTGGAACGCGCAGGGCTACAACGAAGCGACGTCCGCCGGCGCCGGCCTGTGCTGGCCGAACACCTCGGTGCCGATGACCTGGAAGCAAGCCCGGGCAGTGGCCGCGGACTACCAGGACCCGGACGGACCGCAGTTGATCGTGATCGTCCTGACGGTCGCGCACCTGAACCACGAACCCGAGGACTGCCGGCCGGAGAACCTCGCCGCGTGGTGCCAGCGACACCACCTCTCGTATGACCTCGAGCACCACCAGCGCAACGCCTACGCCACCAGGCGCAAGGGCAAGGCGATCGGCGAGCTCTTCTGACGGTTTCACGTGGAACCCCCCTGGTCGAGGGGGGTGCGCAGTCGTTCACGCTTCGCCGCTTGCATATGTGCAAGTCCGGTCGCATAGTGAAGCCATCGACGCCCCACCACTAGGAGAACCCGATGAGCACCCTTCACGACACCTACACCACGCAGAGCGAGGTAGACACCTTCTGCCGCACGTACAACGGGTGGGTGAGCCAGGGCCGCTTCGCCGCGGTCCACCGGGCGGGCCCGGGCCAATACCAGGTCTGGCTGAGCATCTGAGCGGAGAGCAGCATGGCCACCGCGATCTACAACTGCAAGCACTGCAAGACGGGCAAGCGGGTGAGCTACCCGAACAGGCACGGCGACAGCTGGTGGCGCGACGGAGAGCCCGGCCAGGGCCGCGTCTACCCCGGCGTGCGCTGGGGTGCCGCCCAGATCGGCGACAAGCCGCGCCTCGAGGGAGACGGCGTCTGCGCCTGCGGCCGCCAGATGAGCTGGGGCTTCCTGCAAGCCTGGACGAACCCGGCCACGAAGTGCGACCTGCGCTGCGAGCATGCCCGGGGCTTCAAGTGCGACTGCAGCTGCGGCGGAGAGAACCACGGCTCCGGCTGGGGCGGGATGTTCACCGGCCTCCTGGCGGCCTGATTCAGCACCCCCCGAACAGGGGGGATTCTCTGCGGAATCCGTCTCGGTATTTCTCTTGCATATGTGCGAGAGCATGGCCATAGTAGAGGCATCGACTACGCCAACCCAGGAGAACAGCATGAACGAAACCACCACCCTGAGCCCCGCCTACGAACGCGCGCTGGCTGAGCACGACGCCGCCGGCGCGAAGTTCCGCCAGATCCGCGACGACTACCGCGCCGGCCGCGCCACCGACGACGAATTCCTGGCGGCCCGCCAGCGCTTCGCCGCGGCCACCGCGGTCTACGACGCCGCCTTCGCCCTCGAAGCCGCACGCTGAGCCCGGGAGAGCGCCATGAGCACCACTTACGAACTGCACCTCGCCGCCGGCCGCAAGATGGCGGATCAGCTGCACCGCGCCAGGACGCTGCAGGAGCTGGACGCCCTCTACGTCGAGTGGGTCGGCTACAGCATCGTCGCCGATGACCCGGAGATCACGCTCGAGATCCTCGCCGACCTGCTCGAGGAATACCTCAACGAAGTGCTGGCCAGCACCGGCGTGGCCTGGATTGACGCTCACGCAGAGCCCGAGCAGGCAGCCTGACCAGGAGCGCACCGTGACCCTCGCCGAACGCCTCCAGGCCGCCTACCGGGCCCACGCCGCATGCAGCCGGCGCCACGATCTCGCCGGCGCCATGCTGGCCAAGCAGCGGATCGCCCAGATCAAGCTGCAGCTCCGCCAGCGCCGCGAGCAGCGCGCCGCCGCCTGACCGACACCCCCCTCAATGAGGGGGATCGATCGCCAACTGATGCACGCTTATTCGCTTGCATGTGTGGAAACGTCCGCCCATAGTAGAGGCATCGAAACGACGCACCACCAGGAGAACATGATGAACGCACCCACCACCCGCCGCTACACCTGGATCGCCACCACCACGGACGCCGCCGGCACGCACGCCACGGTGCTCAGCCACCACGCCACGAGCCGCGAGGCTTTCGAGGCGCAGCGCGACCTCCCGCACGGCGGATACGAGGGCCCGGTGCCCGTCGACATGTACCCGGTCGGGAAGCGCTTCCCGATCACCCCGGGCCTCGAGCACAAGGCAGCCTGAGCATGAGCGCCGCCTTCGAGATCCAGGTCGAGCCGGCGCCCGCGAAGCGCGGAGAGGACTACATCCTTGTCGCGCGCTGCACATGCCCGAGCAGAACCGGCAGCATCCGCATCCTGGTCCACGGCGAACTGCTGCTCGATGCCGACCCGGTCATGGTCCGCGAGGTCATCGCCAGGGAGTGCCGGCTGGTGGTCAACGAACCCGAGCTCCGGGTGCTCAGCGCGCGCGCGGTCATGATCGGAGAGGGGGACAGGCCATGAAGACACTCGAACAGATCCAGGCCGCGGTCGACGCGGTGCGCGAGGTCTGCCGGCAGCACGGCGTTGTGCTCCTCGGCACCTGCTGGAGCGAGGGCATCTACGGCGAGATCACGATCGCGCCAGCGGTCGAGAGTGAGATCGGGTGGCGCGACGCTCGAGGTCACCTGACAAACCGCGTGGACGCCAGCGAGGAAGCCGCTGGAATCATCGACTTCGCAGTGCAGGGCATCGGAGACTTGCCATGAAGATGGACCCCATTCTCCGCCGCCTCCAGCGCCGCCTGGACCGCTGGGAGCTCGAGCACCTGCGCGAGCACGCCGCGGAGCTCGCCGCGCGCGTTGAGGACCTCGAGCAGCGCCTGCAGGCCGCGGAGAGCAGCGCGGACTTCTGGTGGCAGCAAGTCGAGCAGCTGCGCGAGGAACTGCCCGACGGCGCGCAGCTCGGCCTGACGGTCGACGGTGCGCTGCGCGTGCTCGAGCACCAGGAGCCAGCATGCCCTGTCTGACCATCGCCGCATTCGAGGCCCTGCCGGACGTCAGCACCGCCTACGGCCGCCGCCGCGTGGCGGTCGAGGGAAGGATGGTGAGCATCCCGGTCATGATCGAAGCGCCGGGTGCCCTGTTCCAGCGCGACGACGACGATGGCATGTTCATGGACCCGCGCGACGGGTCGACCTGGATGGTCGGCTGGGTCGACGGCGTCCGCGTGCGGCGCCGGGCCGGCACCTGATGGCAACGCGCACGAAGGGCCGCCAGGCGCAGGTCGAGCAGCCGCTGCTGTTCACCCGCGCCGACCCGACCGAGCTGGCGCGATTCGACCCGGCCACGAAGATCTGCACGATGAACTGCGGCGCCCACCGCGACGACCCACGCTCGCCGGCGGAGCGCAAGCTGCTCTGCGGCGATTGCTGGCCTAACGATGGAGCTGAACCGCATGCCCCTCGCTGACCCTTTCCCGGCCGCCGACGCCTCGCGGGGCATGTCGAGTTCGAGCGACGGGTTATGCGCCGTGGTGGAGCCTCGCATGGTGGCGGCGCTCTACGTGGAGCCGAAGGGATGCTATGTGGGAGTGCCAGGCGTTGACCCGTGGGACGAAGCGCGCGATGCGCGCACCTACGCCGGCCCGCACCCGGTTGTGGCGCACCCGCCCTGCCAGCGCTGGGGCAGGTTCTGGCACGGCAGCACGCGCAAGCCGCACCAGTACAAGCTGGGCGACGATGGCGGGTGCTTTGCTGCGGCACTGGCAGCGTTGCGCAAGTGGGGCGGCGTGATTGAGCACCCTGCCGACTCGCACGCTTGGAAGGCGTTTGGCCTGTACCGCCCCCCGCGCAACGGAGGGTGGATCTGCGCAGACCTAGAACCGCTGCTTTGGACTTGCTGCGTCTATCAGGGCCACTACGGGCACCCGAGCGGTAAAGCTACATGGCTTCTTGTCGGCGGCGTTCGCGCACGCGATTTGCCAGAGCTGAAGTGGGGCAAGACCGAGCAGCGCCTGCCCCACTGGATGATCGAGCGCTACGGCTACGAAAAGGCCAGGCGCATCGGCGTGGTGGCGATGGTGGGCGGGAAGAACAAGACCGCGATCCGCAACGCCACGCCGGAACCTTTCCGCGACCTGCTGCTGTCGATCGCGCGGCAGGCGCATAACCAGGAGATCACCGGCGCGTAGCGTCCGGTGGATCGGACGTTAGGCACCAGGACACGGAGAACCACAATGAAGATTCTGTTTCTACCCTCGAGCGCGCAGCGCCGGCGGCGCAACGGCGAGCCCATGCCGAACCGGCTGTTCCTCGCCGACGGGACCGAGCTGAAGGGGCTGACCCACCTCGAGGCGGTGATCGAGCCGGAGTGGGACAGCCTGGAGACGACGACCATCGATGTCCCACCGGAACGGAGCATGGGGGGGATGAGCCGCACCGTGATCACCAAGCTGACCCTGACGTTCGGCCCGAGCAAGGTGGTCCGGGTCGACCGCGTGCCGACCAGGCGCCGGCGCTGAGCCGCCTACTTCAGCGCGCGGTACTGCCGCTCGCAGACGTCGCGGGCCCGGGCGGTACCGTCTGCAAACTCGATAGTTCCCGCTTCAGCTTCGTCCAGCCTTCTGCGCAGGTAGGCTGACAGATCACGGGCCGCGGTGGCTCCTTCGCCTCCTCCGCTAGATCCGGGATCGCCGCCACAGGCCCGGGCCTCAAGAACGGCGAGACGGTCACGCAGCTCGCCAGCAGCAGACTGCTGCTCGAGCAGAGCAGCGCGAGCACGCGCCGCGGACTTCCTGGCTTCATCGATCGCCCCCTTCTTCTCCGCCTCGCGGCGCGCCGTGTTCGCCTTGGCCTCGGCGGCGCTGGCCGCCTGTGCGGCCGCCGCGGCGACCTCCGCCTCCTGGAACTTCGCCCGCTCGCTGCGCGCCGCGTGCCGGTTGACGCCGCCCCAGATGAGCGCGGCCGCCAGCGCCCAGACCCACCAGCGCACGCCGCTGGCCAGCCCGAGCACGGAGCCGATCAGTCCCACTCGGCCTCCTGCCCGATCGCCTCGAGGTCCGGCAGGTCGACCGTCTGCCCGGCCAGCTCGTGCCGGCAGTCACCGCAGTAGCGGATCTTGCCCTCCACGATGAAGTAGTGGCAGAGCCCGACCAGGTGCACAGACGGGTGGAACGTCGGCCGCTGCTGGTCGCCATTGAAGGACCACTTGTGCCCGTTCGCCTGCCCGCGCGAGTCGGTCGGGATCACGTGCATGCCCTTGCAGCCCGGGCAGTAGTGGCGCCAGGCCGGCGCGATGGTCGGATCGGAGTAGACGACCTGCTTAAGTTTCACGACCAGCCCTCGCGCCGCTGCTCGCGCCGCTTGGAGAGAATCCAGAAGCCCACCCCGACCAGGACCACGGCGAGCAGCGCGCCAGGCGGGAGCCCCAGGAACTCGGCCACCGTGCCCACGGAGCCGCGGATGGCACCCAGAGCACCCCGGACCGGCTCCAGCGCCGCCGTGAGGCCGCTGGCTGCCGTGCCGACCTGCTCCAGCTGCGGAGCGACCTCGCCCACGGCGGTGACGGCGCCGGCGGCGATGGTGACCACGGAGCCCTGCGCGATCGGGGAGCGGGTGAGCTTGGACTCGCCGTCAACCGCCTGTGGCATACGCTGCTGCGCCTCGTCTGGTTCGCGCATCATGTAGATGCCAGCCTCGCGCTGGCGCCGCTCTTCGAGGACCGGGTGCACTTGAAGTGGCGCCCCCTTCCTGGGGCGGTACTTGTTCCACAGTCGGAAGGCACGCGCAGCGCCGGCGTAGTCGCCCTTTCGGTGCAGACGGATCATCGATGAACCGCGCAGCCCTGGCAGGCCGATGTTGTAGGCGCAGAGCACCAGGCCGACGAGCTGGAAGGTCGTCGCGATGCCGTCAACCATCTCCATGACCTCGGCCATGTACCGATCAATCTCGACGCTGAGCATGCGGTTCATCTGGTCGCGGGTGATCGGCGGATCGCTCAGTTTCACTTTGCGTCCGTCGAGGTATGTCGTGGCACCGACACCCACAGTCGGGACGCCCGCGTCGCACAGGTAAGGCCTGAGCCTCTCACCTTCTTCAGAGCGCAGGTGGCGATCCAGTTCGCGCTTCGCTAGCTCTAGGTCTGCCATGCTGATATAACTCCCATATGGCAAAGGTTGAAGAGTGGCGCACCGTCGAGTCCAAGGGACTGACTTGGATGGTCTCGTCGCACGCGAGAGTGAAAGCGCCGCCGCATCAGACGCCATACACCAGGGTGCGAAATGGCAAAGTGTCGACGTTCAGCAGCAGCTTTCCGGAGAGAGAGATCAGACCGTGCGTGGCCCGCAACGGATACCTCGAGGTGGCGGTCCTGAAGCAAGGCAAGCGCGTGAAGGAGCGCGTGCATCGGCTCGTCGCTTTGGCCTTCTGCCCTGGCTTCCAGGATGGTCTGACGGTCAACCACGTCGATGGCAATCGGCTGAACAATCGTCCCGAGAATCTGGAGTGGGTGAGCCTTGCAAGGAACACCCAGCATCAGTGGGAAATTGGATTGATTGACCTCCGGGGCGAGAAGTCTCCGATGGCGAAGCTGACCAGCAAACGCGTCGTCTACATTCGCCGACTGCTCTCTCAGGGGATCCCGGCTCACACCCTCGCGATCGTTGCGGGCGTCAGCCAAAAGACCATCGTGAAGATTCGTGACGGCGGCGGATGGCCGACAGTGACATCGCGGCGGCCGGCTGTCGCCTGACAGCCTTGTGGGCATCACGGCTCGCTCCTGTTTCCGCCGTGCACGTGGCGCATGTGCTTCGGCGACAGCGGACGGGGCCGCTCAGTGCCCGACGGCGGAGCGTAGCGCCACCGCGAGAGGCTGAGCAGAAAGAAGATCAGCACGCCGGCTGCGACAGACGCTGTGCCCCAGGCGGCGAACTTGGTGAAGGACAGCAGAAACGCGTTGAACATGCCGAGCGCGAGCGCGGCGTGCTGAACGAACACCCGCAACGCGGTGACGCCTCGCATCATCTTCTCGATGCGGCACGAGATGATCACGCACCCGACCACCAGCATGGCGTCGGCCGCCACGGTCGGCAGGTTGCCGAGCGTCAGTTGGAACAGGATCAGCAAGACGTCGCCGCCGCTCATGGCTTCTCCTCCTTCTGCCCTTGGAGTGCCTGCCATTTCGAGTACAGCAACCGCCCGAACGCCGCCCACTTGTCAGGTGCCGCGGAGATCAGGAACGCCACCGGCAGCAGGAACCCGGTGAACGAAGCGTCCGTGAAGTCGACCAGGCGCTGCGCCAGGAACTGCGACGCCGGAACGGTCACGCCGATGCAGATGATGAGCGTGATCAGCGCATAGACCCACGCCGGCAGCTTTGAGTCCATGTCGCGCCGGTAGAGCCCGACCAGGAGCCCGGCGAACCACCCGAGCAAGATCAGCGCGTAGGCCGCCAGGAACTGCCCTGCGCGCGGGCCCCAGAGCAGGCCCGCGACGGTCAGCGTCGCTGCCCAGAGCGACAGGTCGAGCTCAGGCCCGGGTGGTGGTGCGGCCATAAAGGCTCCGATAGACGTAGATGGCAAGCCAGAAGATGACCACGATGCCCACGGCGCCGAGGTCGAGATCCAGGCGCGCGCTGCAGATGGAGTGCCCGACAGGAACCGGCCACGGACGCACCATGTAGGCGAACGAGCAGAGTGCGACCTGCACCTCCTCGATCGACCACCATAGGGCCACCAGAGTGACCGGCGTCGACCGCGGCACCAGGCTGACCACCAGCCAGACCATGCTCAGTAGCGCGAGCGCCCCCAGCGCCTTGGACGCCAGGCCGCGCAGCTCGGGCGGCCACGCGTCGTAGAGGTAGTGCCTCGCCCCCATGACCAGGAGCAGCACCACAGCGACATCAGAGCGGTTCGCTCGGACCACCGCCGCCACCTTGCGTGACCTTCGTGTCGAGCTTGCCGCGCAGCGCGAGCAGGACTTCGGACCAGGTGCGATCACCACGAAGGCGATAGGCGGCGGCCGCTGCTCCGATCAGGAGCCCGACCACGAAAGCGATCAGTGCAAGCATGAGGCTGACCTCCGGGAGTTGCGGTGGCGCGGATTATCCACCGGTCGGCGCGTCGATGAACGTCCGCAGGTCGATCGTCGCAGAGTCCTGCACCAGGCCTGTGGCGGTCTCGCGGATCTCGAAGAACAGGATTCGGATCGCGGCGCGGTCGGTGGACGCGTCGACATAGCCGGTGGTGAGCTCCCAGGTGCGCGCAGTCCCGAGCGTCTCCCAGGTGCCAACGGTCCCGGTGAAAGTCACAGGAGAACCACCGTCGACCGAGCTGACCACCGTCGCGCGCACCTCGTACAGATCCGCCAGCGTCGGCTCGATCTCGCCGTACAGGTTCCATTCGCCCACCGGCGTCGGCGGCAGGTAGAGCGAGCTGGCCAGCGTGGCGTAGGAGAGCAGGCCGGTCGCGCCGAACGTGACCGAGCAGCGCAGGTCGCCGGAGTAGACGGTGGAGTCGGTGACGTCGTAGACCGCCGCGTCGAGGATCCGCGGCACAACCAGCGTGCCACCACCGGTGTCGACGCCACCGGAGTCGTCCGGAAGCCCGACGGGATCCTGGATCTCGCCAGGGCCGGGCAGCAGCGCGTTGTCGGCGGTGTGCACGCGCTCGTCGTCGATCACGCCGCTGATCTCGAACAGCTGCGCACCTTCATCCGCGAGGCCGCCGTCGGTGATTGCCTGGACCTTCACCAGCTCGCGCGAGCCGAGCAGCGGCCCGAGCAGGAACTTCGGACGCTCCCGGGTACCGTCGTCGAGCACCAGCGTGAACCCGGGGCCATCCGACAGCGTGACGTCGTACGAAGTCGGGCCAGGAGTCACGCGCTGGGCATCGGTGAGCAGCCCGTCGTCCTTGATGAACGTGATGTACAGGTCCCCGGCGTCCCAATCGGGCTCCTCCGACAGGCCCATCACCAGCGAGCCGGAGTCGTACTCCACGACGTCGCCAGACTGCGCGTAGCCGACCTGATCAGGCACCAGCGCCACAGGCGACATGTAGGCCGGCAGCATGCCCTGCATTTCGGTGGTGAAGGACGCCGCGCGCGTGCGGTAGGCAAGGTTCGCAGCTTCGTACAGGCCCTCGCGCTCGGCATGCTTGGCACCGACGATTCCCTCGAGCCGCTTGTGCACGGGGTTGGACATGTCGGACAGTTCCACACCGGGCATGGGGCAGAGGATCTCGGTCCACTCGTTGGTCCGGTGGTCCTGATACTCGACGATGATCCCGTCCGGGCTGTTGCGAGAGCGCAGCTGCTCCGACACTGCGATGCCCGGCTGGCAGTTGCGCGGCGTGAATGCGGTGACCGGTGCGTCGACGAACTCGTCGCGCGCGATGCTGATCACGCCGTTTCGCCGGAAGACACGAGAGCGACCAGCGCGAGCAATGAGCTGCGCCGCGTCCCACCCGTTGACGGTGCTGTCGAAGACGTAGTCGAAACGATCCTGGCGCGCATCCGCCTGCACCGCCAGGTCGTAGAAGGACTGCAGGTCGATCCGCGCGTCGGGCTTGTCCATGCCCCAGGTGCTCGAGGCGATCAGGTCCAGGCACCACCACACCCAATTGCGGGTGTGCTCCTCGGCATTCCACGTGAGGTCGGCGGCCAGCGTGCGGCAATAGGCCTGACAGATCAGCCGCAGGTCCCTGCTTGCCGATTGCGAGAGCTGGCTAGAGGCGCGCATGACCACTTCGAAGTGGGCCGCTTCCGGATTGAGGCGCGCCGGCTCCGCGAGGTAGGCGCGAAGCCCGATCCAGGCGAGCTCGTGCAGCGCCGACGGATCGGTGTCCTGAACGTCGGTGCGCACCAGGCGGACCTCGACGCGGGCCGGCGAAGGCAGGGTGTAGCGCTCCGACCAGCGCTGCGGTGTCGCGGTGAACGCCGTGCGCGACTCGTTGGCCAGCGTGGTCCAGGGCCCGAGGACCTGACCGAAGTCGTTGATCTCGCGGTACTCGACGCGCCAGGTGACGGTCAGCGCACCGGTCTTGCCCAGACCCCGAACAGCGGAGACGTCGATGCCGATGGCGGTGCAGGTTCGCCGCGCAGCGCACGCCGCGTAGCCGCCGACGAAGCGTCCGGACTCGAGGGTGGCGGAGGACACCTCCACCGCAGTGGTCACATTCGCCAGGACCTCGGTCGGCTGCACGCCAGGCGCGAGGTACGTCGCGCGCACGACGTCGGCGAAGCGGGTGATCGGGGTGTTCCCGATCTTGGCCACCACGTTGTGGTTGCCGATGCCCACGGCGAACAGCGCCAGGAAGTATTGATCGTTGTCGAGGTCCGGGTCGGCATCGGAGTCGCCGGCGCGCGGGCGGTATTCGAAGTAGGGCTGGCTGGCGTAGGGAGGCGTTATCTCACGCTGCCCGCAGATTTTCCAGATCGGCTGGTCGAGCCGGGCCTCGTTGCCCTGCACGCTGGTCGAGAACGCGTCGCCGGTCGCCTGGGGCCGCGGGATCGCC